CATCTTATACTCTTGCGACAGCAGATATTGGTAAGTATGTTCAAGTTGGTTCTGGTGGATCTATTACTATCCCAGATGCAACTTTTGCTGAAGGTGATGTTATCTCTGTCTTTAATAACACCTCTGGCACAATTACTATCACTTGCTCTATTACCACAGCATATATCGCAGGAACCGACTCTGATAAAGCAACTATGACCTTAGCATCTAGAGGTTTAGCAACTATCGTGTTTATTTCTAGTACTGTTTGTGTTGTACAAGGGAATGTAAGCTAATGAGTGGCAGTCAACAAGTATTAATAGGCGGTGCTCCGTCTGGCGGCTATCAGATAGAACGCAGTCTGCGGTTTAACTCTGCGGATACTGCGTACCTTAATAGAACCTTTAGTACGCCAACAAGCCGAAACATTTGGACATGGAGTGGATGGATTAAGCGCAGTGCATTAGGAAATACTGCTGGCTATCGTTTTTTTGAAGGCGGTGATGGAACTAGTGCTAACTCAGGATTTATTGGTTTTGGCGATGGAACCGGGGTTGAATGTATTAGATTTTATAATCGTTTGTCATCAACAACAAACATTGACATATTAACGACTGCCGTGTTTCGTGATGTTAGTGCTTGGTATCATGTGGTTGTTGCGTATGACTCAGCACAAGTAACTCAAGCCAACAAGCTGTTAATGTATGTAAACGGTGTTAATTACACTTGGTCTGGTACAGCACCGTCTAGTAGTCAAACATCAGCAATAAATACAAATACCTATGTCCATAACATTGGTGTTAGTCCTTGGAACACTTCCACATATTTCTCAGGCTACCTCACCGAAATAAACTTCATTGACGGTCAAGCCCTAACCCCATCCTCATTCGGTCAGACCAACGCAAGCACAGGCGTATGGGAGCCAGTTAAATACACAGGCACATACGGCACTAACGGCTTTTATCTCAACTTCTCAGATAACTCCAACACTACCTCGACAACACTAGGCAAGGACTCATCCGGCAACGGTAATAACTGGACGCCTAATCTATTCTCTGTCGCCGCTGGTGTTGGTAATGACTCCTTAGTAGACACGCCTACATCGTATGGCACAGACACAGGTGTTGGTGGTGAGGTGCGTGGGAATTACGCTACGCTGAATCCTCTGAATCAAAATAGCACAGGCGTTACGCTGGCAAATGGCAATCTTGACATAACTCGTTCATCTGCAAGTAACGGACAGGTCTGGTCAACAATGGGAATGACCAGCGGCAAGTGGTATGCAGAAGTAACTATCGGGGATAAAACAGAATTTGTTCCGGGTATTGCAAATGGAAACATGGTTGCGGCAAACCGCTATCTTGGTCAGGATGCAAATACTTGGGCTTATTATTACGATGGAAGAAAAGTAAATTCTGGAACATACACAAGTTATGGTAATACCTACACAGATGGCGATACTATTGGCATAGCGTTTGATGCTGATGCTGGTGCTTTATATTTTTACAAAAATGGTGCGGTTCAAAACTCTGGAACTGCGGCATTTACTGGACTAACCAGCGGCCCATACTTTTTTGCTTGTTCTGCTGAATCCTCTACAACCGCAAACTCTTGGAATTTTGGGCAAAGGGCTTTTGCAAATACGGCCCCAAGCGGATATAAGGCACTCTGCACACAGAACCTACCTCCCGTAACCATAGGTGCTACTAGCACGACACAGGCGAATGATTACTTTAATGTTTTGCTTGAAACTGGAACTGGGTCGGCTCGGTCGGTAACTGGTCTTAACTTTCAACCTGATTTCTTGTGGGCTAAAGGGAGCAATTCTTCGTCTGGGCATTTGCTATACGATGTTGTGCGTGGTGTTGATAAGTCATTAGCCACAAATACCACAGCCGCCGAAGATACAACCGCTGGTCAATTAACATCCTTTAATTCCAACGGATATAGCCTACCAAATGACACGTCTGGTTATCTAAATTTCAGCGGACGAACTTATGCGTTCTGGAACTGGAACGCAGGTGGGTCTAATCAAACAATATCGGTGGGTCAATACGCTACCTCACCAGTAAATGTGCCATCAATAGCCAGCACAGTAAGAGCAAATACCACGGCTGGGTTTAGCATTGTCAAGACAACTGGCACAGGAAGCGCAGGAACAATCGGGCATGGACTTGGGACTGCACCTCGGTTTATTTTTGGCAGGAATTACAGTGATGCAGGGGGTAGTAACTGGCCTGTATACCATGCCTCTGTTGGTGCTAATAATATTGGCTGGATAAATCTTACCAATGCCTTTACAACATCTGCTGCAACTGCATACTGGAACGACACCGCTCCGACATCAAGCGTGTTTTCTGTTGGCACTAATAGCAACACAAACCAAAGCGGCGCATCTCATATATTTTACTGCTTCGCACCCGTGGCTGGCTATTCTGCCTTTGGTAGTTACACGGGCAATGGTTCTACGGATGGGCCTTTTGTGTTCCTTGGGTTTAGGCCGAGATTTATTATGATTAAAGCGTCTAGTTCTACTGGCGATTGGGTCATGGAAGATGTTGCAAGAAGCCCATATAATGTGTCAACAAACTACTTGGTAGCAAACGCATCAACCGCTGAACAGACGGGTCAGTTGATAGACTTTGTATCTAATGGTTTTAAGATTCGTGTTGCGGTTAGTGGAGCTATGAATTCAAGTGGCGTGACCTACATTTATGCCGCCTTTGCCGAAAACCCCTTTAAGTACTCCCTCGCACGATAGGAAAATAACATGGCTTACTTATACAACGGACAACCCGTAAACATTAGAGTAGAGTTCTTCCGCACAGACGGAGTGCGCTACAACAACCTATTAGATGCCGCTATCAGGACTAAGGTTGGCATTGTGGAGAACGGCGACCCAGACCCATTTGAGCCTGCCGCACCTGATTATGACCAGAGATTCTACTGGGGGCAGAATAACCCAAAACTTTTGAACGACCGTGAGGAAGTAGACCAAGACGGTAACCCGCTGTGGGAAAAAGTTTTAGGTGAAGTCGATGGCAAACCCACTATGGTGGATTCCAACAAGCGTCTGGTAACCAAGGGACTGAAGAGCCAATGGACTGCACAGGTTAAAGACACAGCAGGCAAGATGCTGGCTGCTACTGACTGGATGGTGATTAGAAAAGTTGAGCGTAGTATTGATATTCCTGCAGCTACTCAAGCATTCAGAGTTGCAGTAATTGCTGAGGCTAACAGACTTGAGACCGCTATTGCTGCCTGTGCAGATGTTCCTGCACTGATTGATGTGGTGATGAATCAGAATTGGCCCAGGGAGAATAATTGAACGCAATGTGGCAAATGTGGCAACAAAGGTATAACAAAGACCTCTGCCAACAGATAGTAGAACAAGGTAAAAAGATAGAACCACAAGATGCAATCATAGGATTTAGTGGCTCTAATGTAAATACCAGGGTTCGTAGAAGTAAAGTAAGATGGATTACCAGAGATAATCAGGAACTAGGTTGGCTGTACCATGAAATAACTAACCTGTTCCATATTGCTAATCATAATGCCTTTGGTGCAGAACTGTGGCACTTAAATGAGTTACAGTTCACAGAGTATAATGCAGAAGACCAAGGTTATTATAATTGGCATAACGATGTAAACTGGGATGATGGCAGACAGGCTCACAGGAAGTTATCGTTTATCTGTCAGCTAACAGACCCTGAAGAGTACGAAGGCGGTGACTTTGAGATGCAACCGTTGCACCTTGGAGCACCAGATAAAGAGCAGGTAAAGACACAAGGAACAGCACTAATCTTCCCGTCTTTCATAGTACATAAAGTAAACCCAGTAACCAAAGGAACTAGGCACTCGTTAGTAGCTTGGATGGAAGGACCTAAGTGGAGATAGTGATGTCACCAATAGACCAAGTTAAAGGACAACTTGACACCCATGAAGCAGTCTGCGCTGAACGCTATGCAGGCATCAATGCTAGGCTAAAGAGACTAGAACAGATCCTGCTTGGGACTACTGGTTTCATCGTAGTTCTGTTACTTAGTTTAGTTCTTAAAATAGGTTAATATGAGCAGAAAAGTCTCCGCTGTTACAACTAAGACCACCACCACCAAGGATACTATTCTTACGGTTCCTACCAAGAATACTGGTCTTTGGCAGTTAATGTATATCATTAGTCTTACCGGCAATGACACTCCAAAGGTCTATTGGTATGATGTCTCTACTAACACTGAATACTTCATTGTTGGTGGTAAGAACTTAGGTGCTGGTGAGTTTATTAGATTAGATGGAGAGGCAGAGGTAGTTTTACAAGCTGGGGATCAGATTCGTGTACAAAACTCTAGCACCAATACCGTAACCTATATAGCAACAGTAGAGTTTATCCCTGAAACCGCAGTCCAATTCCAATTCTAAGGAGAATAGTATGCCAATGGTTGACGGAAAGAAGTATCCCTACACTAAGAAGGGCAAGCAAGCAGCAGCATCTGCTAAGATTAGTAAACTGCGTAAAGAAGGTTATCCGCAGAAACAAGCAGTAGCTATCGGCCTATCAATGGCTGGTATGTCAAAGAAGAAGAAAAAGAAATGAAACAAGGACTCTACTCTAACATCTGGGCCAAGCGTAAGCGTATCAAAGAAGGTTCTGGAGAGAAGATGCGTAAGCCTGGAACCAAAGGCGCTCCTACTGCTAAGGCATTTAAAGAAGCTAAAAAGACTGCGAAGAAATAATGGTCAAGAAAGTCTATCAGAATCCTGAAGGCGGTTTAAACGCTAAAGGCAGGGCATACTTCAAGGCTAAGGAAGGCGCTAACCTAAAGCCTCCAGTGTCTTCTAAAGAGGCTAAGAAGTCTCCCAAGGCTGCTGCTCGTAGGAAGTCATTCTGTGCTCGTATGGGCGGTATGCCAGGACCTATGAAGGATGAAAAAGGTAGACCAACAAGGAAGGCGTTGGCACTAAGGAAATGGGATTGCTAAATGGCTAACAAGACTTATCTACAACTTGTTAACGATGTGCTCATTCGTCTGCGTGAGAATGAAGTTACATCTGTTACGGATACTGCATACTCCAAGCTCATTGGTAAGTTTGTTAATGATGCTAAGAGACAGGTGGAAGATGCCTATAATTGGAATGCTCTGTCAGAGACTATCACAGTTGCTACCTCTACAGATCTGTTTAACTATGTGTTAACTGGCTCTGGTATTCGTTTCCGTGTCTTCGATGTGATTAATGACACAAGCAACTGGTTCCTGAATAACGCCTCTACTATGGAGATGGACGAGTGGTTCCTAGTTGATACTCCTGAGAAGTCTGCTCCACGCTACTTTAACTTTAACGGTGTAGACTCTAATGGCGATACACAGGTAGACCTTTATCCTATCCCTAATGGTGCATACACAATTAACTTTAACTTGATTAAACCACAGGCTGAGTTATCTGCTAATGCTGACCAACTCAAAGTTCCTGCAGAACCTGTCATCTTCCTGGCCTATGCAAAGGCTTTGGCAGAGCGTGGTGAAGATGGTGGACTGCGTAGCTCAGAAGCCTATGGATTATATCAGACTTCATTAGCAGACCATATCTCTATCGAAGGTAATAAGTATCCTGACGAATTCCTTTGGGACCCAGTTTAATGGCACAAGAGACCCAAACCGCTTCTATTGCTGCACCAGGATTCTTTGGATTAAACATCCAAGAGTCTGCGGTATCGCTGTCTTCAGGATTTGCGCTAGAGGCTAACAACTGTGTCGTTGACCGCTATGGTCGTATTGGTGCTCGTAGAGGCTGGACAACAGTTAACAGTGCAGTCAACACTGACTTAGGCTCTGCTAACCCAGTGCAGTTCATGTTTGAGTTGACAGACAATGGTTCTAGTCAGTTCATTAGTGGCGGTAATAATCATTTGTTTACTGGCACTACCACGATGACTACTGCTTCTGTGCGTAATCAGGCTAATAGTGCTAATCTTACCTATACGATTACTGGTAACAACTGGCAAGCTGCTGCTCTGCCTTATGGTGACGCTGCAGAAGCAGAGCCTCATGCCTACATAGCACAGACTGGTCATCCTACACTGGTATACCATCGTATGCCTACTCCAGGCACTGGTGCTACCTTCTCAGTTACTACTGTCTCTAGTGGTGTTATCACTGCCTTGTCAGTTACAGCGGCTGGTAGCGGCTACAATGTTGGAGATATCCTTACACTATCTGGTGGCACTACCGCTGCCACAGTAACTGTTGCTACTTTGTCTGGTACTGGTGTGGCTACAGTAACAATTACTACTGGTGGAGCAGGTTATAGCAATGGTAACGCACTTACCAGCACTGTGACAACGATTGCTAATCCACACAGTCACGCAGGTTCCTACGGATTTCAAAGGCTTGGAGATGTTGGTACTATACCTCTTGGCTACACAACAGCCGATTTTAGCCCTAACTGTGCTCTCGCTGCTTATGGTCGTATATGGCTAGCAGATATCGTAGGAGACCCACAGACAGTCTACTTTAGTCGCTTATTGGATGGCTCTGACTTCCAAGGCGGTGACTCAGGCTCTCTGTCTCTTAATGCTATATTTCCTAATACAGACAAGATAGTTGCTATGGCGGCGCACAACGGATTCCTTATTATCTTTGGTCGTAACAACATTGCTGTCTATGCAAACCCAATTGATGTTACTACACTGACACTAGCAGACTACATTCCTAATGTTGGTTGTGTTGCTAGGGATTCGGTGCAGAGCACTGGTACGGATATCATCTTCTTGTCTGATGCTGGTGTGCGTAGTCTGCAGCGAGTCATCCAAGAGAAGTCTCTGCCTATGAGGGATATCTCTAAGAATGTTCGTGATGACCTGATGGGTAATGTGGCTTCTGAGACAGCAACTAATATCAAATCTGTCTACTACGAGCGAGATGCTTTCTATCTATTGGCTCTGCCTACCACCAAGTTTGTATACTGCTTTGACATGAGAGCACCGCTGCAGGATGGATCAGCCAGGGTTACCACATGGACTAACATAGAGCCAAGGTCATTCTTGGTTACTAATACCAAAGACCTATACATTGGCAAACCTGGGTATATTGGTAAATACTTTGGTCATACCGACAATGCTGTTAACTATCGGTTTAGTTACTACACAAACTACTTTGACTTCGATGCTCCTACCAGGGAGAAGATTATGAAGCAGGTTGGGTTTGTGGTAATTGGTGGTTCTAACCAGGATGTAGCTGTAAAGTGGGGCTTTGACTATAACGAAAACTTCTTTGCATTTACGAAAAAACTTGACACAGCCGTAATTTACGAGTATAATATAGGTGAGTACAATATTGCTGAGTTCTCAGATGGTATCGTCTTAGATAAGTTCAAGATACAGGCTGGCGGTACAGGCGCTGTAATGCAGGTAGGTTTAGAGGCAGAGATTAATGGTAATCCAATTTCTATCCAGCGGATTGATGTATATATTAAACAAGGAAAAATAGTATGAGTAATTATACCAAGGCTACTAACTTCGCTGCTAAGGATTCACTGCCTAGCGGTAACGCAGGTAAGATTATTAAAGGCACAGAGATTGATACCGAGTATAATGCTATTGCTTCGGCTATCTCTTCTAAGGCTGACACAAATAGTCCTACCTTTACTGGAACACCGCTAGCCCCTACTCAGGCTACTGCTACTACTAATAATACACAGATTGCTACCACAGCGTTTGTACAAGCTGCTATTGCTGCTGCTAACATTGTTCCTTCTGGTACAATTGTTCTATGGTCAGGCTCTGTCGCTAGTATCCCAACTGGATGGGTTTTGTGTAATGGTTCTAACAGCACTCCAGATCTGCGTAATCGTTTTGTTGTAGGCGCTGGTTCTACTTATGCTGTTGGCGATACTGGTGGCTCGGCTGATTCAATTGTTGTGAGTCATACACACACAGCAACTGTTACTGACCCAGGCCATACTCACACGCTATCACCGTCAAATCGACAGGTTTATAACTCTGGCGCAAGTGGTACTGCTGGATTAACTAATGGCGGCGAAACATTTACACAATTAACCATGAGTTCTGCAACCACAGGAATCACAGTAGAAAACTCATCAACTGGTTCATCAGGCACTAACGCTAACCTGCCTCCGTACTATGCGTTGTGCTACATCATGAAGACTTGATGAAAATACCGATAGTCTTACGAGAACACTACATAATATACATCGAATGGTTTAATAACTTAGTATTTATCCACACAGATGTATTTAAGTGGACAGCAGAAGTAAAGAAGAATTACATTAGAGATTTGAATTTACTGCAGTCACTACTAAACCTACCGCTGTATGGACTAGTAGATAATGATAAGTTAGGTAAGTTTGGAGAATCAATAGGTTTTAAATTTGGAGACTACACCGTAGGTAATGATGGTAACACTTATAAGATTTATTACAGGAGTTTATAATGGGCAGCATAGTTAGTAGTATATTAGATCCGTTTACTGGTGCTAGTTCTACCAGGAGCGCCGCTGAACAAGCTGCTGCTCAACAGGCAGAGGCAGGCAGACAAGCCGCTAATATAGCTGCCTTTAGACCAGTCGGGATGACTAGTCGCTTTGGCACTTCACGCTTTGGTATTACAGATGTAGGCGGGGTTCCTCGTGTTACATCTGCAGAGTATGAAGTAGCTCCAGAGTTACGAGCTATCCAAGACAGGCTGATGGGTTTGACTGGTGGTGCTCTTACCACTGCAGAAGAAGCTCAAGCAGCAGCACAGCCATTAGGTCAAGCTGCTATGGGTCTTTTTGGTCTTGGTCAACGATACTTAGCACAGTCTCCTGAAGAACTTCGTCAACGCTACTTTAATCAGCAACAGGCACTCCTTGCCCAGCCTCGTGCTGCTGAAGAAGCAAGACTAGCTTCTGGTGTCTTTGGTCGTGGTCGTGCTGGATTAAATATTGGAACCACAGGACAGCCTGAGTTAGCTGCTTTAGCAGGCGCTCGTAGACAACAAGACTTAGCATTGGCTGCTCAGGCTGAACAAGGTGCTCAACAGCAACTAGGTTTTGGCTCTAGTCTATTCGGTACTGGTGCTAGTCTGTTAGGTCAGCAGTATGCTATTCCTACTCAGGCACTGGCTCCGTTGTCTTCGCTGCTTGGTACTGTCGGTACAATAGAACAACTTGGTCAACAACCGTTCCAACTTGGCATGGCTGTCGGCGGTGCTGCTCAACCTGGAGCACAGGCAGGTGCTGGTCTCTTAGGCGCTGGTCTGTCACAAGCTGCTCAGACTCGCTACCAAGGCGTACAACAAGCTAACGCTGCTAATGCTGCTTTCCTACAGACCCTGATTGGTGCTGCCTCTGGTGGTATGGGTGGTCCTTCTCCGTTGACATTTGGAACTCCTGGAGGAGGTGGTGGCTTTGGTACAGGTAGATTCTATGGTAATCAAGACTTTGGTCAGTTCTTCTGAGGATAGATAATATGGGAATGTCAGCACAACAGATGTTACAGAATGACCCTGAGTACCTTGCTCGTCAGTTAGCACAGCAAGAGATTCAGCGTTATCAAAACTTTCAGAATCCTCAACTAGGATTGGCTGCTACATCAGGAGCAGTGCTAGGCCGTGGTCTTGCTAACTTGTTTGGTGGTCGTGGATTCTTTGAAGTATCTGATCCAGCACTGCGTAGAGTAGCAGAAACTCAGCGAGTGTTTAATGAAGCTATGAGTAGCTTTGATCCAGCTAATCCTGCTGCATCTTATGAAGAAATGGCTCGTAAGTTTTCTGGATTAGGTTTTGGTCAGCAGGCTATGATGGCTGCTCAGGAAGCTGCTAAGTATCGCCAGCAAGAGCGTACTGAAGCTAGGCAGGCTGAAGAACTTGGTATTCGTAGGTCTGAACTTGGTCTTCGTGAGCGTCAGGTGTTGCTTGATGAAGTTAACAAAGACCCATATGGTTCTATTGCCAGAGCTTTACAAATGCCTGAAGATTCTCCACAGCGTCAAATACTTCTGGCTGGGGCATCCGCTGCAGTTGGAAAACAAAACTACGATAGGGCTATTCAAGAAGCTGAACTTGCAAAATCAAATGCACAGCGTGAACTGGCTTTAGCACAGGCTGCAAAACTTGCTCGTGGCGAGATAAGCGAAACAATTATTACAGAAGATGGAAGACCTCTTACTAAGCGAGGGGAAAAACTTTATACGATGGATGGTAGGGTTTATGAAGGAAAGGTTAAACGGTTAGCTGCACCAAGTCCGTATGCTGATTTATTAGCTACTCCTCCAGGGACTACAGCTCCTGCTAAACCTACAGGGACTCCTATCTACAATCCTCAAACTGGTAAGATTGAATATAAACAATAATGATTATTAATGTACCTGTATATGGAAACATAGAGTTTCCTGACTCGATGACTCCTGAAGAAATTGAGAAGGCTATTCAGGTAAATTTGGGTCTTGGTCCTCCTCGTCAGATAGGTATCAGAGAAACCATTGCTCGTGGATTAGAGCGTGGCGTGACTTCAGATATCAGAGGAGGTGCTCAGCTTTTACAAAAAGCAGGTATTAATGTAGGAGCTGGTCCTGAAGGGTTTGAGCCAACTGATCCATTAACAGCAATGTTAGGTACTCCTTTGGCTCCAGAGAGTCAAAGAGCATCTTTAGTTACTCCAGATGTAAAACAAGAAACTGACTTTCAGCGTGAGTTAGCTTTTCGATTAGCTGCTGATCAGAATCCTGTAGCAGGTTATGGCTCCCTTATAACTGGTTTACTTGCATCTCCACTTAATCTTATTCCTTTTGGCGGTCAGATTAAAACTACTGCTCAAGGAGCTAAACAGTTTGGTATTGCGGGGGCTGTAGGTGGGGCATTAGATCCAGTATATGAAGAGTTTCAGGATAGTCGCTTATTAAACACTGCAGTTGGCGGTGTTCTTGGTGCTGGTCTTGGCGGCATTATTGGCAAACTCATAGAGAAGTTTGGGCCTAGAGTAGCTGATGACATCATAAATACAGGGACACTCTCCCCAGACGGTAAGGAGATTACCACACCCCATTTCAAGCTAAAGATGGATGAGAATGGGAACTGGGTCAAAGAAGAAGCCGAAGTAACAGAGGAATTACTTAAGGCACGACAGTTAGCAGAGGATCGTAGGGCCTCTACCATAGACGGGCTACAACCCAAGGTAGAAGACCCTGCTGTTACTATCGCCAAGACAGTAGAAGAGGAAACTCTGCCTGTATTGCCTCAGTTCCTGGCAGGGGCTAAGCCCAGGTTTGCTAAGTCTACCATTGATTTTGAGTCTGACATAGATAAGGCTCTGTATATCGTAGGAAACCAGACAACTAAGTCAGCTAGGCACGATGATTATATGGCCTTCCTAAGACAGGCTCTGGAGACAGATGACGCTACCATCGGTAAGCTGGCTAGGGATGTCAGGCTAGAGGTTGTACAGTCTGGAAAGTTAGCCCAAGGTGAGGCTGGCTTGTCTGGTATAGGTAAAGTAGATAATTTTAAGTTTAGCTTCTCCAAGGCTGTAGACACCCTGGTTAACCCTCCTGATAAATACCTTGACGATTTCTCAAAAAGAGTGTATAATTTAGGGGCTGGTTATAGAACTCTAAAGGGCTATGCTGTCCTATCACCTAAACAGGCTGAAGAAGCTGTCTCAATTATGCAGAGAACTGACCCAACATTCATCAAGAGTATGCCAGAGGCTACACGCAATGTCTCAGCATACCGTAGATATCTAGATGATATGAAGGTCCTAAATGGTCGTAACTTTAAGGCTAAGTCTTTTGAAGACTTTATCACTAAGGGTATTGATGCTGATGACCAGATTAAAATGGTTGAGGCTGGTTTCTTTGATGGGTGTCGATAATGGCTAGATGCGATTTACCGCTGTATAAAAATGTTCTACCTAAAGTTAGGTTGAATAACATTACATCTAATCAGATGGATAAACTGATTAAGATGGATGAAGGTAAGAAGAAGTTCTTCATGAACGAGCGTGTGTACGCTAACGATGATGAAAAGGACCTGATGGAAGGTCTGTCTTATGTGTTCAATAGGCGTATCGAAGGTAAGACTAACAAGGGTATTCAGATGGATACCTTTACCAATGAGACTTACCAGAAAGCTCTGAAGTCTGCTAGAGAGTCTGGCTTTGATAGTCCTGATGCACAGGTGCTGGGACAAGAGATTCTAATGCGTGTGGAGAAGGGAAACCCACTGAGTAACGAAGAGAGAGCTTTAGCTTTGCCTGCGTTTCTTAATCGTCTAGAGTCAATGCCTTTACTAAACCGTCAATACCTCAGAGCATTTGAGTCTGGTGACCAGGAAATGATGGCTCGGTATGGAGCAGAGATTGCTAAGTCTATCGCTGTCTTTGCTGGCGTAAGAGCTGATCAGAATGCTTTGTCTGTAGGTTTTAATACTTATAAGTATATGTACAAGCAGATTCAAGCTAATGCACAGATAACAAAACTATTTAATAACGGGGCTTGCTAATGGCTGGTATTACTCAAAAGTGTGCAGAATTCCTAGCTAACTGGGTAAAGGCCACTGACGATATTATGACTAACCCTGTCCTGTCTCCTGGTGAGGCTGGGGCAGCGGTATCTGATGCAGCTACTAAGGTGCTTAAAGAACCTAGCATCCGAGAGCGTATTGGTGCATTTATTCGTAACAGTTACCTGTCTGCTATCTCTACTCAGGTAGTTAACTTTGTATCACAGACTGCACAGCTTGCATTAGCGCCTGTTACACGAGCACTGGCTGGTAGACCTAGCGAAGGCTTAGCTATGCTTCGAGGTATCGGTGAAGGGTTTACTGAAGCATTTCCCAGGTTCATGGCTGGTCTGTCTAAGCGTACAGAAGACTTTGATGGTAACACACATCAAGCATTCGACATCGTAAAGAATAAGTATGGTGATGCAATCTTGACCTATCCTCAGAGGATTACTGGTGCTCTTGACCAAGCATTCTCAGCAGTGCTTGAGCGCATGGAGTATCGTGCTATGATCCACAGGATTGAACAGAAGTTTCCTGATGAGTACTTTGCTAGGCGTGGTACAACCAGGGCAGAGTTCATCAAAGAGTTAGACGATATCGCAATGAAGAATAAAGACGGTAACGCTACTATGCTTCAGTACCTCGAAGGGCGTGACCCAGCACTGCGCTATCAACTAGAAAACTTTGCTGCATTTAATACATTCCGTACACCGCTGGGTAAGTCGCTGATTGACAAAGGCGGTCAGCTAATGGCTGAAGCAAAGAACATTGCTCCTGAGTTAAACCTGGTTGTTCCTTTCCTGCGTACTGGTATTAACATCGCTAAAGAGGCTGGTGGTTACATCCCTGGTGGTGGTCTGCTGCGTGTGCGTCAGGCTAAACTAGACATCAAGGATATTAATGAGAAACTTGCTAAGGTCACTGCTCAGCGTCTGCAGGCACAAGATAGACTAGATAATGCTGTCTTTCCTGCTCAGATTGAGAAAGCCCAGGCCAGGGTTGAGCAGTTAGATAAGCGTATTGCAAAGCTGGAAGGTGAGCGTACATTTAAGGAAGAGAAGATTCCTGAGTTCTATGCTCAGCAGGCTATGGGTGCTGGGTTTATGTTGGCTACCTATGGCATGGTGCAGCAAGGGCTGGTTACTGGTCACTACTCATCAGACCCGTCTACCAGGGCTAGTCAGATAGCTTCGGGTGTCCCTCCTATGTCTATCAAGATGGGAGATAGATGGGTCTCATATGACCGAATTGAACCCTTTTCTACTGTCATGGGCTTAGTAGTGGACAGTATGAATGCTCTGAAGACTGGTAGAATGAAGGGAGAAAGTCCAGGCGTTGGTTCTATCTTCAAGATAGTAGGACAGAACTTCCTGGATAAGACCTTTACTGAAGGTCTAGGCAAGGCTATGCTGGCTATGCAGGAACCAGACCGCTACCTGGAGTCTTATCTAGTTAGTTTAACTAACCCTGTGGTCCCAGCTATCCTGAACCAGATTGCCAGGATGGAAGACCCTATCCGCAGAGAGATTAAAGACCCAGACACCGCTAACTGGATTCTTAATAACCTGAAGAGTCGCTTACCTGGGCTGCGTGAAACCTTACCAGAGCAGACTAACTTACTAGGCCAAACACAGAGAATGAATGTTGGATCTGTCCTGACTGGTATACAGGTAACACCACTGGAAAGAGAAGTCTCACAGGCTATCTTTGATAATCCTTATCTGCGTATGGCTCCTATGGATAGGAAAGTAGGTGGCCTAGAGCTGACTACTGAGCAGTATGCTGACCTGACTAATCGTGCTGGAGACCAGCTCAATCGTGCTGCTACGATGCTAGCACAGAATCCTGGCTTCTTAGCCTTGTCTAGACCTATGCAGGCCAGACTGGTGCAGGGTGTTGCAGAGCAGGTGAGGAAGGCAGAGCGTATGCGTACACTGTCTGTGCTTGTACAAGATCCTGAAAAGAGAGCAGAGTTTGTCCTTAACCTTTTAACTAAGCGTGGGCTGCAACAAGATGTACTAGAGGACTAACATGAGTGACCCTATACAAACTACTAGGGCTGCTCTCTCTGGTATTAAAGAAGCTGTTAAGGTTGGCAGGGAGATTAAGGAAACTGCCACCGAGGTAAATCAATTCCTAGACGAAGAGGCTAAGGCCAGAGTCGCCTGGAAGAGGAAGCAGCAACAGATTGAACGCCGTGGTGACATGATGTTCATGACTGCCTATGAAGAGTACAAAATCATTAGGCAGATACGAGATGCAGAACAAGAGATGTATAAGCAGATTGAAGTGGAGTTTGGAAGGCCAGCAGTGTCAGAAGTCAAGTCCTTAATTACACAACTACGAAAACAACATCTAGAACTTAATGATGAGTTCTATCGTAAGCGTATGCAGACTAGACGAGAGTGGGGAATGATTTTAGTTGCTAGTGCTGTTGTGTATGGAATCTTTAAATTGACTGGAGTTATGTAATGTTATCTTTACTATCTACACTTGGTGGTCTACTTATCTCTGGTTTACCAAAGGTCCTAGACTTCTTCCAAGACAAGGCTGACAAAAAGCATGAGATGGAGTTGGCTAAGGTTCAGACAGAGCGTGAGTTAGCACTTGCTCGTGAAGGCTTCTTGGCACAGCAAAAGGTTGAAGAGATTCGCACTGACCAGATTGCTATGCAGACTGAGGCACAGATGCAGAATGCTGCTCTAGCACATGACCAGAAAGTGCTTGAGAAAGCCTCTACCTGGGTAGTCAACTATGTTGGCACAGTCCGTCCTACCATTACCTATATGCTGGTGTTTGAGCTTATAGCAATCAATGTCTGGATTATGTGGCATATCTTCTCACTACCTGGAGTGATTACTAGCATTGACGATGTAATCAAGTTCTCAGATGTGGTGTTTAGCGAAGATGAGATGGCTATGCTAGGTGGAATTATAGGCTACTGGTTCGGTTCTCGTGGCTGGTCTAAGAAGTGAAAGTAAGTAAGAAATGCATAGAGGCTATCAAGCGGGATGAAGGAGTTCGTACTCGTCCTTATCGTTGTCCTGCTCTTTTGTGGACTGTCGGGGTTGGTCATGTTATTGACCCTGGACATATTGGAGTCAAACTAGATGAGCGAAAGAACCTACCAATCCCTGCTGGATGGGATAGAACCCTATCCATGGCTGAAGTGGATGATATCCTTGCAAAGGACTTGCTACGATTTGAACAGGGAGTGCTTAGGATGTGTCCTACAGGGCTTACACAAGGCCGCTTTGATGCCTTGGTTAGCTTTGCCTTCAATGTGGGACTGGGCAACCTCCAAAGATCCACAATAAGACAGAAGCATAATCGTGGAGACTTTGAAGGAGCCGCAGAAGGCTTTTTGGCGTGGACTAAAGCAGGCGGTAAAGAACTACCTGGATTAGTCAAGCGCCGTAAGCACGAGAAAGAGATGTATTTATCGGAATCCGATGAGCACTCTGACGAATAGGATATCTATTACTAGATAGTGTGCATCATCCTCTGGGTCTTGTACATACTCAAACCCTAGCATAATGCCTGCTATCAGGCTAAGTTCAATCATCATATTTCACAATGTCCCGCTACACAGGCTAAGGTCTGTGCTCCTTCGACATTATCGTCTTCTTCCTTAAGATTATCCCATGCAATAGATGTAGGCATCTTAGCAAGAAGTTCCTCATACTGCTCTTTGCTGCACTCCTCATAAGGTGCTTGACGATAAGTGCCTCCATCCCAAGGCAGGAACGATATACCAGAGATTTCATCGAAGTTCCTCCATACCCACGCTCCAACATCCATCCACTCATCTTCCTTGACAGAGATAGTGACAGAAGGCTTGTGCTCACACCAGTGGCGCTGATACATCAACCACAGTTCCAGGTGCTGCAAAGCAGTTAAGTGCTCACGAGTCCTAGCATTATCTGGTGCTTTCACTGGGAAAGAAAACACAGCAGTGCTGTCTGGACGCATCACACAGTCTTCAGCAGGAATGCCGGCATTTGCTAGAAACGCCGTAAGAGGGTCTTTTTTATCGCCACGAACCCTTCGTATGTAATAATCACTATGTCGAGTATGAATACCAGAGGCAGAATTAACAAGTTGGCTAACAGTGCCACTAGGTTTGACACAAGTAATAGCAGTAGCTTGAGGGATTCCCAGAGTTGCTGCAAAGTCCATATTGGTGCTAACGGAGATTTGGCGTAACTGTTCAAGAGCCTTCGCAGTGCTGTCATTTACTTCTCCCATCCACTTGTTATCTAGGATACCAGTCAAGGATACACCAAGCAGTCGCTCCTCTTCTGTGTTCTTATTCCATATCTTACGCAGGTAAGGGAAGTGCGTCATAGTACTCTGGAATGTACCCAGGATCGTAGCAATACGCACCTTCTTGGCTAGCGACTCTACAGTGTCCTCTGCTCTGACCACCACCTCTGTGAGGTTACAGAATTGGTATGGTCGAAGTATGATTTCTGAACAGGGATTAGTTCCGAAGTCATAATCTCCATCACGCCTCCCGTTTTTCTTAGCCTGACTTTTACTTGCGGCTCGTGAGAAGATACCACGCTCTCCAGAGTGACTGTTATAAAGGCTTGTCCATTCAGAAAGAAACTGTCCAATATCTGGTTTAGTAATGTAAGCTGCTGAGTTGTTAGCGAGTGCTCTTTGTCCATTGTGTGTCCACCAATCTCCTGATTTTGCATGACGCATCCTATCATCTTCTAAGTCTGACAGACTAATCATTGCTGATCGCCTGACTCCACCCACAACAACAACTTCCCCGATTTTGCAGAGAATATCATGACATTCGAGAGATGTGAGTTTCCTACCAGTGGCTCCTCGGAACTTGTCAATAACAAATCTAAAAAGTTCATCCAGAGGTCCTGGTCCAGAAGCTCTACCTCCGAAAGTCTTGAGTCTGGCTCCAGCGGGACGGATTCTGCTAAGGTCGTACTTTGCAATTTCCCCAGAGTATAGTAAAGCGATGACTTGGCGTAGTGCTTTAGCCCACCCTTCTTTCGAATCTGCAACAGAAATAATAGTCTCAGAAGTAAACAACTGGTCTGGCACTTCAGGTAGTTCATTAACATATTTTTGCTCCACAGAGAATCCTACACCTGTACCACAGAGAAGAATATACATTGCTTCATCGAAGGCTTTAGGGTCATCAATAGGCAGGTAGCTGCAGTTATAGCCAGCAGTGTTGTCACGCTCTAGTGCCTTACCTGCGGTCATTATAGCCCTCATAGAAGGCATCACTTCTAGGTTGATGATTGCATCTTTGAGTTCTTTATACAAGTCATCAGTCATCTTGTAATTGTGTTTGTCCTGCAGGTGCTTATACATAAACACCATATAGCGATTGACAGACTCGTGCCAATGCTCACGCCGATTCATCTCAGGTAGGAACCGGCTGTATCGTGACTTTGCAATAAATTGCTGATAGTAATCCATATTTTTATTCTTCCCAGTTAACAAGTTTCTCTAATCTATCTGCCTGCTCTTCTATTATATCATCAAAGCGTTCAATTATATCCTCTGAACGGATTGACAATTCCTCTATGATGGAAATCTCATCCCACCGTTTCATCCTTTCTTTGATCTCTTCTAATGTCAAGGTCATATATTATACCACACTTTTCTTAGGTCGTCCACGCTTTTTTACTACTGGCTTATCCAGATAAGTTATTGCTTTTTCCAAGCCTGTCTCCCAGTCTGCATAGTGGTCCCACCAGATACAGGTCATGTTGTCGTACCAATAGGTAGCCTCTGAGACTGGATACCAGCGCCAACACGCCATTGTTTCATCACCTATTAGGTCCAGTGTCTTGACACCTACGCTAGCGGCACAGTGAGCAATTGCTGAGTCCACAGAGATAACTGCATCTAGGGTCTGTATCTTATCAGCAGTCGCTATCCAAGATGGACTATCCAGGAATCCTTCACCTAGCTGCAGGGACACGAATTCAAACTCGGGATGTCTTTCTATAAACTCATCAACGATATCCTTCGGTATCTGCTTTGCAGCCATGTTCCAGGATTTGTTGTCAGTGCGGTAAAAGATACCAACAAGTGGCTTAGACCGTACAGGTTTAACTATATCAGGATTACGATACAGACCTTCTGCACCATACCAGCGTCCTACAGGTTTTGCTTCAATGACACCATGCTCCATCAGCAGATAAGGCATCGACATCATCTTGACCCTGTAAGAGCTAGGAGGGCAATCCCTAGACTGCTGGCTATAGACAATCGACTTATTCATTCTCTTCAGTAGCCCTGAGATAGCATCTGGGTAAACACAGTGTACATTACTAGCAATCTGCTTGATTAAAGGGATGAAGCGAGAGAACTGAATCATATCTCCCCACCCAGCCTCTGACCAGATGATTACATTCCTGTTGCGAATGCTTTGCCCAGGCATCCATATAGGTGCTCTATCGAAGTTAGTCCTGTGCCCTGGAAACTTAGCAGCAGGATTCCAGAAGGCATCAGGCAGTGCTCGAAGCTCGTGCAGCTTAAAGCCATTTGCCCAGTCGCCTTGCCTGATTAGATTCTGTCCTCGCTTATAGTCCCTATCAGCATTGGACCAATCAATCTTTGTAGTACTTGTCACCAACGGCATCGTAGTTCTCTATCATGAATTCAAGGTAGTGTTTGGCTTTCTCTAGGTCTTCTTTACCGTTCTTCTTGCGGTGTCGCTGCACATACTTAATTACATTGCATGACCAAGGGTCTAATCCCCACGCTAGCATGGCTTCCCAAGGCTCAATAGTACCTTTATAGTGCGTTCCTCCCACTTGCTTAGACTTTATGTAGTCTTTCAGTGTGGTAGGTCTGTTGTCTTTCCAAACTACTCTGTTCCAATCTTCTGGTGTTGCGTTATCAATGCTCATACTTTTTCCTCAGATAGTTTAAGGATACAGGCATCTCATCAAAGCTGCCGTTGTTTACCTCATGCAACATCCAGATACCACGCCAGTACTTATTACCCTGGCTACCCAGGTAGTCTTCATCATGCAGATAACAGCAGCCACTGAACAGGCCAGTAATCTGTGAGCCATCTGCTCGGTTAGCGTAGGCAATCTGTCGATTCTGTACATGACCCATCACAGCACTCATATGTTTCTTTGACAACAGTGCAGCAGCAGATGTTACAGGACGCCCCATAACGCCAGAAGTAAAATAATGAGCGTACACAACCCCATCAATAACAATAGGTTCAAGGTACGGTATAACTTCCCAACCATAATGTTCGTACTTAAGATCACTGAGACTAATAGTTCCGTCAAGTTTAGGGTCTCCTTCGACAGCCCTGGAAATTCTTTCTTCATGGTTTCCAAGAGTGAGAACCATTCGGGGTCGGTATTGCTTATCCTTATTTCTTCGTGCTCTTTCATTGTATTCCTTAATTGGTGCAAGCAATAGCTCCATTGCTTTCCTGGTTACTTCTATGTCAGTCTTGTATCGTCTGCCTTCAAAGCTCTTCTTACCTATGTCATAACTAGACAAGCTGGGCATATCAGAGAAGTCACCAATCTGCACAATTACATCTGGCTTCTTCTCTGCTAGATACTTCCCAACCCAGGTAAGATAACTAAGGTCAACACCGTCCTTGACTTGACAGTCTGGGATTATGGCATGAACAGTCATTACTCTTCCTTTTCTTCGTCTTCTTCAACTTCGTCTTCTTCCTCTTCCACACGAGCAATGTATTCACCAGGGCCAAGTGTTTCAAACATTCCCTGAGTTTTTTCAAATCCATATGGGTCCTTAATAATCACTCGGTCTATAACACCTACATATCCAGTGCTTTCTAGGAATTTACAAAATTGCCAAAGGATGGGAGGCCAAGCAACACAATCTTCAAAGTAGTGCCGAGCCTTAAGAGAAGAGGCTTCAGGATAAACACCATTACCTTCGCTCTTGTCTGAATCATAAATAAAACGATACACATTACTCATGTTTACTCCTTAGTAAGTTAAAGAAATACTCTGCATCTACAACTACAAGAGGGCTGGACCGATTCTGTTTAATAACAACGACAGGTTCGTGTCCTCCTGCATTTCCCTTTGCTTGTTCGTAATAACCGTATACTGAGATAGTTGCTCTGGACTTGCATTCCACACTGATTGGTAAGACCCGCCTGGCTGCTGGACTAAATAGCAAGTCCTCCCCTGACACGCCCATACTAACTGAGCGTACATCATCGTGCTCCAGATTGAACTTTGACAGGATTAGGTCTCTTACCCACTTTTGCAGGTGTCTTCCTTTTGACTTGGCGCTGCTCGGCTTCAAAGACCACTTCCTTTCTTATCTTAATCCACTGCTTAGGGATATGCATACGGGCATTGCTACTGTCCATACTGACTGTACTAGCAACACATAAGGCATCATCTGTCTCATCAACAATCCATCCAATAGTGTGACATAAGTGAACTTCAGCTTTGACATTCTCTTGCCATTCCACATCAGCTACTGCGTCAACCCACTGGATGTATTGAATAGGGCTGGAGACCAAATCTGATTTTCTTTTCTTCGTATCCATAACAATTGTCCATTCTCTAAGACTCTAGTTTCATCGTTATCATATGCCTTCAATACTGCCTTATACATATCTTCTTCAGTAACACAGTCCTCAAGAATCTTCTCAGCTTTCTTAGGGCCTACGCCTTTCAGGCCAATAATATTATCAACTCTATCGCCAGTAAGTATCTGCGTATAGAAATGTTTGATAGCATCCTGGTCCTCAATCAAGTACTTCTTATCTTTAACAAAGTTGTAGTGCCATCCACGAATCATGTCCAGGTCTTTATCGATAGACATGATGACATAATCTTCTACATCTTCAAACTCATAAGCCTTGATACCGATAGCGTCATCAGCTTCTTGGCCTTGTACTACTTCACAGCCCCAAGCCTTCTCTAAGTATTCTCTGATAAGGTCATAGTGTTGTGGCTTAGACTGTGATCGATTGCCTTTGTATGGTGCTGTTACTGCAATCTCTTTGCGATAATTGTCGGACCCAGTGAGATAGCCCAGGTAGTCTCCTACCCAAGGCTTCATCACTAGCTCCTCCATAAACTCAGCGCAACGAGCCAAACATATTCTGTCGCTTACATCCTCAGAAGCAAACCCAATTCTGTAGCAAACAATGTCGGCATCGATAAGAGCAATCATTACTTCTTCAGAAACGCTGCCATTGTTTCAAGTGCCTGAGCAGCTTGCTTCTTGCTGCTAAACTGATTATCATTGATTGTTACAGTACCGTCTGCTGCAATTGAGAAACGGAATGTTTCGTCCCAACCAAGGACACTCAGACCTGGAGTACTAACTTCAAACGAAGACTCCACAGGTGAAACCTTAAACGCTAACTTCGGGTTCGATACTGCCTTTTTTGCTTCAGCCATACTATCTCCTTTACAGTACATCGTCAGTAGCAGCGACTGGCTCACCCTCATACACCACGAGATCAGTCACTACCAGCTTATTAATACCTACGCCAATACCTTTCTTACCCTTGTACGAATACTCATAGGGCTTGAGCAGTGCGATACCCTTGCTGCCATTGCCTACCTTGGCAGTGATAGGGTTCCCGTTACTATCCTCTGTCTTGATAGGATAGTTAACAGACTTAGCCGTGATGAAGATACCTTTCTCAGGCTGGTCAGGCTTAGTCCGTACTTCTACACCCATAGACTTCAGGGCATCTACAGCGCCTTTGGTAAGGTTACAGAGGTCTACCTGATACTTACCCGATAGCTGGTTAGGCGTATCAAGGAAAGCCCACATAATCTCTGCCTGTACTTTAAGCGGTTTCAAATCCATTTACTTCTCCTTTTCAAATGACTACCATAATATTATAACACATCAGTGAAGTTTGTCAACATCCTTTGGTGATGATTTCATATCGTGAAATAAGGCCATCATAAACGCTGTGCTGAAGATAGACTTAAGTTCTTCCATGTCCATAACAGATGTCTTCATGCTAACTGTTCTGTCCTTCTTTATACACAGGAATACAACATCCTCCATGTCTGTCCAGAATTCATCGTCCTTGTCTAGTGGGTGCTTGCCCATGTTTTTCCTTTCTTGTATTCACCATCTAATGGGCAGCGAAGACCCAGCTCAATACCTGCTTCTTTAATACTGCTTACCGCTAAATCACCTACTAAATCTGCATCTACTTCGTTACATTCTATTTGCCACTCATCATGGACATTAGCTACAAACTGTGCGCTAGGTGCAAACTTACGCAGCTTGCTGTCCAAGATGACTAGCGCCTGCTTCATCACTATCGCACCAGCACTTTGGAGTAGTGTGTTAAGTGCTGCGTGTGCGGAGCGAACCTGTAATTGCCTACCGTCAAGACCTGGAAGCGTCCCTTTCTCTGATAGACTTTCAACTTTTTCTCTAAGGCGCTTGAGGGCTGGCGTGTTACGAAGAAAATTGCTGATGAGTTCATGTCCTTCCTTCGCCGAACCACCAACAATCTTCCCGATCTTGGCAGGTCCTGCCCCGTATAGTAAAGCGTAGATGAATGTCTTCGCTTGCGCTCGTGTTTGAAGACCTGCCGCAACTTGGTTTTTGGTGTGGATATCACCTTCAACGATTTCTTTAGCATACTGTGCATCCTTCATGTAATGTGCAAGCATACGCAATTCTAATGAGGCTGCGTCTGCACCGATTAATACCTTACCATCATCCACTGTCCAGCAATCCCTGCACTCCTTACCCCAGGGACTAGAGCTACTAGGGACCTGCGCCATGTTAGGGCTATGGTGTGTCATGCGTCCTGTGACTGCTCCGTTGGTGATGACCTTACCGTGAACCCTGTGCTCGTCAGATACAAACTCAAGCCACGATTCAACCTGAGCCACCCGTTTCTGAAGCAATAGATACTCGGCAATGAGCTTTGCTTCTGGTATATCAACTCCATCCAAGACTGATTCATCGACAATCACCTGTCCTTTCTCAGTATGCTTCGTTGGCTTCCATCCTTTTTCTATCAGGCGCTTAGCAATCTGCTGCCTAGAACCTGGGTTGAATACCTCCACATCATCCTTCAACTTCTTACCCGTCTTCTCACTAATTCTTTCAGTAACTATGGGCGGGAATACAGACTGCAGGTCCTCCTCTATGTCAGACAGTCGGCGCTTCCATTGGCCTAGCAAGCATTGGGATTTCACAGTGTCAAGTTTAAATCCATGCTTCTCTTGCCTTGCAACAATGGCTGCTACCTTGTGCTCCAGGTTAATCGATTGCTCAGAGAATCCTTTCAGTTCCCTGGTCAGGTAATGGTACAACTCACCACAGATTGATACATCCTCCTGACAGTACTCAACCATTTCTGGTGTCAGGCCTCCCTCGAAATCTTCGTATTCCTTCTTGGTTCTGTTTACGAGCTTTGCTAGATTTGCTAGGCTGTGTCCCCCGTCCCTTGATGGGCTTGATAGTCTTGACATAACCAGTGTATCCTGTACTTGGCTCAGTCGAATCGTAGTCTTCCAGACTCTGTTCAGTACTGGGAAGTCGAAGCCGATCCCATTGTGAGCTATCACTAGTTTCGCTTGTTGAATAAACTTGTTGAAGTCCTGTGCGTTTGTCCATGTCTTTACTTCTTTGGTGTCAATGTCATAGGTGCAGCAAACCCAGATGCGGTCATGCTTCAGGTTTGTTTCGATATCCAGTGCAACTCTCATGTATGTAGATTCCATTTGCTACGGTGTTAAATATTTTATCATATCCCATTCCTTTTAGCAAGTCATCAAAGTCCTGGATCTGTCCCTCATTCTCAACGCAGATAACCTTTGGCCTTGTCTCCATACTCAGCAGCACTGAGTAGTCCAAGCCTTCAATGTCGATACACAGTAAATCAGGGACATACAAACTGTTAAACAAGCTGTCGATTGTTACAACTGGAATCTCTTTGACTTCACGAATACTAAATTGTTGGTGCTTATCTATAAAGTCAGACACTTTCGTAAAATCAAAACTGTTCCTGCCTGAGTATCCATCAATCATATAGAAAGGTGCGGTTCCTATTGAGCAGCCAACCCCAACATTCAGGATGTTATCCTCTGGCCTAGCTAACTCAAAGCCACTAATCTGATTTGGATTAGCTTCAACACACACGCCTCGCCAGCCACGCTCATACAATAACGCAGTGTTACTAATGTTCCATGGATTGTGTGCGCCTACATCGAAGTATCTGCCTTTCTCAATACCTAACTTATAAAACACATTCAATAGGATAAGGTCCTCTCCAAATTGTGAGTAGGTCTTATCACCGAATGCTTGGTCAGGATGACTCATAGTTCCTCCACCACAGTCTCTGTCATGCGTCCAGTAACCCTGTCATAGTACAACCCACAGGCAGGGCCAGTCAATCCACTGAAGCGATTCTTCAGAACCCTGACTCGTGTTGTGTGACGCTCTTTCAAGTCCTCAGCCTGTCCGTTACGCTCCAGGCCTAGCACCATGTCAGACAACTGACCAATCGAACCTGAGCCTCGTAGTGCAGACAGAGAGGTGCTTGCTCCTTCCTCGTGTCCCTTGCCATCAGGACGCTTGAGATGCGAGACACAAAACAAAGCAATGCCAGTCTCTTGCACAATCATTCGCAGCTTGGTCATGATTTCATCCAGTGCCTTTCGCTCGTCACCATTCTCCTGAGCTGAGACAACAATTGATACATGGTCCAGGAAAATAAACTTACAGTTCAGCGCCTTCGCCATGAACCTAACCCTGCTGATGATGTTATCAATTGCAGTAGATCCGAAGTGATCAAACAGATAGACACGCCCAGTACCTAGCGTAGCATCGAATGCTTCACGCAGCTCGTCCTGGCTGGTCTCAATGTCTGGTAGGTGCAGTGGCTTATTAGCTGCCAAGCTCATCAAGCTCTTGGCTGTGCGTTTAACCGACTCTTCGAGGAACAATAGACCAATGTTATCCTGGCTGCTGTTCAGAATATGATAAACAATTTCTCGAAGAAACTGCGACTTACCCAGGCCAGAGCCTGCAGTGATCGTGACCATCTCACCAGACCTGATACCATAGGTAAGGTCATTCAACCCAGCAAACGGATAGAGTACATCTGCTCTCTCCACTGGCTGATTAACCACATCCCAGAGCACAGAGCCATCGATGATTCCGTCTGGTGTGAATCGCTCAGCTCTCCACCATAAGTTTACAAACTCAGCTACCTTGTTTTCTTGGATGAATTCGCAGGCATCTTTAAAGTCCTTGGTTCCTTTAAATATCTTGGCTTTAGTTCCAAGCACTTCAGCAACCTGATTAGCTGCTGCTCTGCCTGCTTCATCGTTGTCAAAACAGATGACGATATTCTCGAAGCTGTCGAGCCACTCATAAT